TGCATTGCAAATGGCTGGTGTTCTTGATTACACTCCAGCACTTGCAAACAACTTGCAAGTTGATGACACAGGTAACACATTCGCTGGTGTATTGAATGGTCGTATCAAGGTTTATATCGATCCATACTTTGCCGCAACATCTGGTACACACTATGCAACAATCGGTTACAAAGGCACTTCAGCTTTTGATGCTGGCTTGTTCTACTGCCCATACGTTCCGTTGCAAATGGTTCGTGCAGTTGGTCAAGACACATTCCAACCAAAAATTGGATTCAAGACACGTTACGGTATGGTCGCAAACCCATTCGCAACATCTGCCGCTGACGGTGCATTGTCGTTCTCTAACAAGAACATCTACTATCGTAGAATTGCAATTAGCAACTTGATGTAATCGATTAAGCCGAGATACATCGGTATTTAAAAGAGGGCCTTAGGGCCCTCTTTTTTTGTCTGCATAAATAGAAGACAAGAGGAGACAATATGGCTACGCTAACAACAACACCCGTGAATAGAAGTTATCTTTCAAACAACAAGTTTGATTTTGTTCTTAAGAGAATTCCAAATTTTACGTATCTAGTGCAGGGCGTAAATTTGCCTGGACTTTCATTACAATCTAGTTCAATCAATACGCCATTTTCTGCGGTAAGTATTCCAGGAAATCAAATCACATTTGGCACATTGTCGCTGACGTTTCTTGTCGATGAGGACATGCAGTCTTGGCTCGAACTATACAATTGGATCACACAGCTAGGCAATCCAAAAGGATACAATAAAGTTGGAACACTCACAGGCAAACCAGGCTCTGTCACTAGCACCACATCCGATGCAACGTTATTCATAAAGTCGAATTCAAACAATCCAAATTTAAGATTTGACTTCACTGATATGTACCCAACAGAACTTGGAGAAATGAACTTCACAACTACAGATAATCAAGAGTTTGTTACATCAACGGCAGTGTTCAATTACGGCTACTACGAAGCAACAAATATTTGACATTTACCTAAAATTGTGTTATTATGATGAATACGAATATTGACTTGAGGAATTATTATGACATTAGACCAAATGATGGAAGAGTGGAGACTAGACGCTACAGTTGACTCCACAGAGTTAGGTATCGCATCTTTAAAGATACCAGAATTACACAGCAAATATCTCAAAATTTATTTTGACGAAAGACGCAAACTCAAAGCACTTGAGTTTCAAAGCAAAGATTTATCTTTGAAGAAGTATGAGTATTACAATGGAAAACTTTCACAAGAAGAACTTGACGAACTCAATTGGGAGCCATTCGTTAAGCGTCTAATGAAGAATGAAGTTGATATGTACCTTGATTCTGATAAAGATATTATACACAACAATGTTCGCATAATCAATCAAAAAGAAAAGTTAGCGTTTTTGGAAGAAGTACTTAAGAACGTCAACCAACGCAACTTTCAGATTAAGAACGCTATAGAATGGAAGAAGTTTACGCAAGGTGTACAATAAACTCTATATCTCAAAAGTAGATGAAGTCTACGCACACATCAAGTGTGAGAACTCCGATGCAATGGAGTTGAATGAATACTTCACGTTCTACGTTCCCGGCTACAAATTCATGCCTGCATTTAGAAATAAAATATGGGATGGAAAGATACGCCTATTCAATTCTCAGAACAGACAAATCTATTACGGCTTAATTCCACACTTAATCAAGTTCGCTAAAGAGCGTGAGTATGAAATTGAATTTGATAAGTCTGTAGAAACGTATGATGAATTTTCAGTAGCAGAAGCAAAAGACTTTATCGATACGTTAGGCATTCCATTTGAAGTGAGAGACTATCAAATAGAAGCATTCATTCATGCAGTACGCAGTAGAAGAAACTTGTTAGTATCACCCACAGCATCTGGCAAGTCTCTCATCATATATCTTATTGCAAGATATTTAAATTGCAAGACTCTTATCATTGTTCCCACTATCTCCCTTGTCGCACAGCTATACAAAGACTTTGAAGACTATGGGTTTGAGAGTGATAAATATATACATCAGATCATGTCGGGTGCAAGCAAACAAACTGATTGCCCCATTGTCATATCTACATGGCAATCAATTTACAAGATGCCAAAGAAGTGGTTTGATGAATTTGGATTAGTTGTAGGCGATGAAGCACACTTGTTCAAAGCAAAGTCGTTGATATCTATTTTGACAAAACTGACTGAGTGTAAATATAGATTTGGTCTCACAGGTACGTTAGATGGAACACAGACACATCGATTAGTCTTAGAAGGTTTGTTCGGTAAAGTCAAACAGATAACAACAACAAAGGAATTGATTGACTCTGGACGATTAGCGAAGTTTAGAATTAAAGCATTGGTGCTTAAGCATAACGAAGAATCATGTAAGCTAGGTAAGAATTTTAAATATCAAGATGAAATCAATTACATCATAGGTAAACCTTCAAGAAATAAATTCATCAAAAACTTAACAATGAGTCTAGAAGGCAATACGCTTTTGCTATATCAATTTGTTGACAAACACGGTAAAATATTGTATAATATGATTAAGGACGCAGTAGAAGAAAATAGACCTGTGTTCTTTATTCACGGCGCAGTTGGCGTAAATGAGAGAGAAGAAGTTCGTAGAATTACTGAAGAAGAAGAGAATGCAATCATCGTAGCATCATACGGCACATTCTCTACTGGTATTAACATTCGTAATCTACACAATGTTATTTTTGCTTCACCAAGCAAGAGTAAGATTAGAACACTTCAATCGATTGGTCGAGGCTTGCGTTTAGGGGATAATAAAAAAGAAGCTATTTTATATGACATATCAGATGACATGACATATAAGAGTAGAAAGAATTTTACACTTGAACATTTTATCGAACGAATGAAAATTTATAATGATGAGAAGTTTGAGTATAAAATTTATACGTTAAATTTAAAGGAACAATAATGCTTTGTAAAGTACTTAAGTTGACAAACGGTGATACACTCATCGGAAATATTGTCGAAGAAAGTAGAGGCTTCATTGAGATAAATCGTCCCATGAGGGTTGTTCTCGTTCCTAAACTGGATGGCGAACATCTTTACAATTTGTCTATGATGAAGTGGGATCCACTTATGAATTTTAATATTCCTGCTAGAATCTTCAAGCAAAGTATTGTATCTGTTTCGGAAGCAACGCCTGAGATTGTAAGAATTTATAGTGAAGCGTATACTGAATTTGAATCTGAGGAAGAAGATGATATTGAGATTCAACCTGCTGATAGAACATCAGAGATAAAAGAGGAGATTGATAAGATAAGATCACTAGTTGGATCATCTAACAATCATATATTACATTAAGTCTTTATCAAACATCACACTGCAATGATAACCCATTGTCAAGTATTTGTCAACCATTTGAGGTGAACCATGACTACTATTACCGCTATTCCAAAAACAAAACAAAAACACTACGTCAACAACGAACATTTTCTACAAGAGATGGTTGTCTTTCGTGCTGGCGTCAAAGAAGCTGAAGCAACAAACGGCGAACGACCAAGAGTACCAGAGTACATCGGCGAATGCTTGTTCAAGATTGCTACACACTTAGCACGTAAGCCAAACTTTGCAAACTACACATTCAAAGAGGACATGGTATCTGATGGCATTGAAAACTGTCTACTGTACATCGACAACTTTGATCCTGAGAAGTCGAAGAATCCATTTGCATACTTCACACAAATCATTTACTATGCATTCTTGCGAAGAATTCAAAAAGAGAAAAAACATTTATACATCAAATACAAAAGTATGGACAACCTCATCATCACATCTCTCATTGAGAATAATGGTGAAGAATACGTTGCTTCAAGTCTAAACGGTGTAATGCATGACTCATACAGCGAAGAGTTTATCAGCGACTTTATCAAAGCGTTCGAGGTAAACAAAGAGAAGAAGATTGCCAGTGCGAAGCCTAGAAAGAAAAAGGCAGAAGCTACTGTATTTGATGAATTTCTGGAGAAAGAAAATGCAGACACCGATTCCAGTACAAATTGAAAATTGGTTGAAGATTGTTGAGAACAAAAAGTCACCGCAAGATTTAAAACAAACTGCCATCTTGCATTTGACTTCAATTCGTGATATAATCAACAAGTCTATCGGTACAACAGTTAAGAATCAAGGGCAACGAAAGTATGAGAATATGTCTACTAGGTGATACGCATTTCGGCGTTAGAAACGACTCGAAAGCGTTTCATGCTTACTATGAAAAATTTTATGATGAAACATTCTTTCCTCAATTAGCAAAGCACGGTGTAAGAACAATCATTCAACTTGGTGATTTGTTCGACAGACGAAAGTATATCAACTTTCTTTCGCTGATGGAAAGCCGTAGATACTTCTTTGACAAATGTGTTGAAGCGGGCATTACTGTTCATGCATTGATTGGCAATCACGATATCTTCTGGAAAGAAAATCTAGAAATCAATTCACCAGACTTGTTGTTGAGAGACTATCACAACATTGTTCTGTGGCAGAAACCTGGCACACTTGAAGTCGATGGCATCAAGATTGATATGATACCGTGGATTTGTAAAAGCAATGAAGCTGAGGTCTTTGAGTTTGTGAAGAACACATCATCACCATTGTGCATGGGACACTTTGAACTACAAGGCTTTCCATTGTTCCGTGGCATAGATAGCCATGACGGACTTGACTATAAGTTCTTAAGCAACTATAATCATGTATACAGCGGTCACTATCACACACCATCACAACATGACAACATCACGTATGTTGGTGCGCCATATGAACTATTCTGGAATGACTATCAAGACAAAAAACATTTTGGTATTTTAGACACCGAAACAATGAAGACAACGTTCGTAGAGAATCCTCATCGAATGTTTTACAAAGTACACTATGACGATAACAGTAGCACAGACAAATTAAAAATTGAAGATTTGAAGAACATGGACTTTTCTATGTATGCAAATGCTTATGTAAAAGTTATTGTCGCTAACAAGCAGGACCCATACTTGTTTGAGAAACTTGTAGATGAAATTTACAAAGTTGGGCCTGTTGATGTGACAATTGTAGAAGACTTTACAGAATTGAATGAAGAAACTGATAATGATATTGTTGACCAGGCACAAGACACCATGACAATTCTTTCCACATTTATTGATGCACAGAGTCTAAATATTTCTGACACAAACAAACTGAAAACATTGATGCGTGAACTTTATGTTGAAGCATTATCAACGGAGAATATAGAATGAGTATATATCAAACAATTACTAATCATCCAATACAAAAAAATCATGTAACACACCACCATGTATGTGTTAATGATGTTTTCAATAAAGATGAACTTGAAAAAATTATTGAAATTTCTACCAAAATTTCATTAGTTGATGGTGTTACTAATGATGGTATTTCTGGTCCTAGAGTAAGTAAAATAAATCATCAAAGACCAAATGAAAGTAATCAATGGATTTTTGATAAACTCAATCAATTTATTATGCATTTTAATTGGGATTCGTTTGGATATGATATAAGTGGATATGAATTTTACCAATATGCAGAATATCGTATGGAAGATGCAGGACACTATGACTATCATGTGGATATTATGTTCAATGGCGATAATTTACGATCTATTGATGGTATTGAAACTAGAAAATTATCTATGACACTTTTGTTAAATGAGCCTGGTGTTGATTTTGAGGGCGGAGAATTTTATATTAACTTAAGTGCTGATGGTTGTGTAATTGACTTGAAAGCAGGAACAGCAATTCTATTTCCATCTTGGTTGATGCATAAGGTTGCTCCTGTCACTAAAGGAGTTCGTAAGTCTTTAGTTGTTTGGGTAGTAGGACCAAAATTTAGATAACATGATTATTTTTCGTAATTTAAAATGGAAGAACTTTCTTTCAACTGGCAACTTCTTTACTGAGATTAACTTAGACAGCAACAACACCACACTGATTGTTGGCTCTAACGGCTCTGGTAAATCAACAATGCTTGATGCATTGTGCTTTGTGCTGTTCGGTAAACCATTTCGTAATATCAACAAAGGTCAACTTGTCAATACAATCAATCAGAAAGATTGTACAGTTGAAATTGAGTTTGATGCTGGTAACAAATCATACAAGATTATTCGTAGCATCAAGCCGAACTTGTTTGAGATTTACTGCAACGGGCATTTAGTCAATCAAGATGCCGCAGTCAAAGACTATCAAGAACATCTAGAGAAATTCATTCTCAAACTCAACTACAAATCTTTTACTCAAATCGTTTTGCTGGGTTCAGCATCGTTCACACCATTCATGCAGTTGTCTGCAAGTGATAGACGTTCTATCATCGAAGACTTGTTGGATATTCAAATCTTCTCACGCATGAACAGTGTTCTTAAAGACAAATTCTTATTGCTAAAAGAGAAACACTCTCAAACAAAGTATGCAGTTGATTTGAAAAGCGAAAAGATTCAATATCAAATTCAGTTTATTGATTCTCTGAAAAAGAGCAATCAAGCACAAATCACATCTAAGCAACAAGACATTGCAAACACACAATATCTAGTTACTGAAAGCGAAACTAAGTGTGCAACGATCCAGCAAAATTTGTCAGATTTGTGTATACAGATTTCAGACAAAGATAAAGTTGATGGTAAGATAACAAAGTTCTCTGGCATCAAATTGAATCTGAACAAGACTCTTAAGAAAGTCAATACTGACATTTCATTCTATCACGATAACAATGATTGTCCAACGTGTAAGCAAACGATTGATGATGAGTACAAAGCGCACATTCTCGAAGAGAGAAATAAAAAAATCGGTGAAGTAAATGATGCATTGAAAAAGGTCGATGAAGAACTCAATGTGCTGAATACACGATATGAGGGCATTCAAGTTTTTGTTGAGGAAATTCAAGCACAGAATTCTCAGTTGACGTTTGAACAAAGCGAAATCAAAGCTAATCTCAGATACATTGAAAGCGTTAAGAAAGAAATTGAAAGACTGTCTCTAGTCAAAGATGATTTGCAGACTGAAGAAAACAAACTGGCAACATTGCACCAGGAACTTGCTGAGTTAGAATCTGAAATCAAAGACCTTTCAGAAGAACGTCTGTATTACGAAGTTGCGATATCATTGTTGAAAGACACAGGCATCAAAACAAAAATCATTCGCCAATACATACCAGTAATCAACAAACTGGTCAACAAGTATCTTGCTTCATTAGAGTTTTTTGTGAACTTCAATTTGGATGAATCATTCAAAGAAACAATCAAGTCTCGCCATCGTGATGACTTTACGTATGCATCATTCAGTGAAGGTGAAAAGCAACGTATTGATATGGCATTGATGCTGACATGGCGTGCTGTTGCTAAATTGAAGAACAGCGCCAGCACAAACATTCTGATTCTTGATGAGATTTTTGATTCGTCATTAGATACAAACGGAACAGAAGACTTAATGAAAATCCTAAATATGCTTGAAGGGTCTAACCTGTTTGTCATATCACACAAAGGTGATATCCTACAAGACAAGTTTGCTAACGTGATTAGATTTGAGAAAGTAAATAATTTTTCAAGGATTGCAAAATGAAAATACTTAGCGAATATTATGGAAAAGATATAGACAGAGAAGCGCATCTGTACTTAGATGAAAACTACTTTAAGGTACGAGTGCGAAACGAAACTGGGTCTTGGTTTGTTGCGTTCTTTAAAACGCAAGATGAAGCAGAAAATTATGCAGAAAATTATGTGTTAGGAGAAACACATGAATAATTTTTCGGGTAATGTGAATACAATTAATTGACAAACATAAGGAGAAAACTGTATGAGTACCGAAGAAGATAAAGTTAAACACTCTCGCAGACTTCTGCAAAAAGAAAGTCATATTAAGCGACAAGTGAAAATTGCAAAAGCGCATAATATACCAGTAGACGAACCACACACATTAGCAAAACACTCAGCACTTACTTGCGGAGATTCTAATTGTGTGATGTGTGGAAATCCTAGAAAGTTTTTTAAAGAACCAACAATTCAAGAAAAACGATTTGACCAAAAAGAACTTAGAGAGACATAATTAATATGAAATGTGAATATAAAATAATTGATAATCTTCTTTCAGAATCTTTAGCTAACAATATTAAAGAAAATTTAATAGAGAATAAATTAGGGTTTACTTTGTTTCCTTGGTATTATTTTGATTCCGTAGTTTCACAAGAAAATGACAATTTATATAATTGGCAATTTGTCCATATGTTATATCTGAATGGTTCCCAAACAAGTCAATATTTGCAACTTTTTCAACCCATCATTGATTATTTAAATCCAGAAGCCATTATTAAAATTAAAGCAAATTTAAATCCTAGAACTGAAGTTAGACATACATTTGATTATCATACTGATTTTAATAGTAAATCTAGCGATAGAAAAACTGCAATATATTATGTAAACTCTAATGATGGTGTGACTATTTTAGGAGACGGTACTGAAATTGAATCTGTTGCAAATAGACTTGTTATTTTTGACCAAAAAATTCTCCATACAGGAACAACATGCACAGATCAAAAAGTTAGATGCGTAATTAACTTTAATTACATAGAACACCGTGATGATTAAAGAGAAATATCTCGGTGCATACATGAAGACTGCAAGAGTCTTTGCTGAATTGAGTACTGCTAAACGCAAACAAGTTGGTGCTGTTATCGTTAAAGATAATCGCATCATCTCAATCGGGTACAATGGTATGCCAAGTGGATGGGATAACAATTGTGAACAAGTTGTTGGACATACCCACGAAGGTCCTGTACTCAAGACAAAAACTGAAGTTCTCCATGCAGAGTCTAACGCAATAGCAAAACTCGCTAAGTCTACCGAAAGTGGTGATGGTGCAAGTATGTTCATCACTTGCTCTCCATGCATAGAGTGTGCTAAAATGATATTTCAAAGCGGCATTAAAGAAGTATTCTATGGCGAAGATTATCGTGATGATGGCGGTATCGTTTTCCTAAATAAATGTGGTATAACTGTAAAACAAATATGAGTGTAAACAAATGACAAAAACACAAATTGAAGAATCATCTCAGTATCAGAATTTGATCGGTGAGAAAAAGACTATCGATAAGCCTGTTTCCCTTTTAGATCACATGAATCTAGATGAAGAAGAGAAAGAGAAGTATTCTGACCAAGGTGAGAAAGAATGGAAAAAACTTTGGAAAGGTATGCCCGAGTTTGAGCAAGAAGACAATCCCACATACAAAACAATCTATGTGCATTTTCGAACTGAAGCGGACTACAAAGAATTTGCAAAGCTAGTTAATCAGAATCTGTCAAACAAGACAAAGAGCATCTGGCATCCAGCACTTGATAGAACACAAAACTCTCTTCTTAGATGGATTGTCGATGATGCAGAATGATTTTTTGACAGAGAAGCCACTGATTCTCTTTGATAAGTTTCTAAATGATTATGGAAATATTTTCAACATCGACAATGGTGAAGCAAAGAGAATGTTGCGAGATGATTCTCTTTTTCAGAGACTGACTTCTGAGTGGTATGAAAATTTAGATCAGAACAATTTAGATGATGCATTTAAAGTGTATGATGATGATTACTATTTTGTAGACATTTTCAATTGCTACAGAACATACAGTAGAAGTTACATCAAGCGATTGTTGAAACCATCAATGGAGAATGGTGAATCTGTTTATGATTTACTTAAAACTTCTGCATCATTTGTTGACATTGGCTGTGGAATCAGTTATAGTACATGTGCGCTGAAGACTCTTTTGCCCAACGCAAAGGCATATGGTATCAATTTGAAAAACACTAAACAATGGAAACTATGTGAAGTCATGGCAAAAAGACACGATTTTAATCTGATTGAAAGTGTGCATGAGATAGGTCATAACGTAGATTTTGTTTTTGCATCTGAATACTTTGAACACATTCAAAATCCAACAGAACATGTAAAAGAAATCATTGATGCGATTTCGCCTAAGTATTTTATTATCGCAAACGCATTCAACACACATTCGATTGGTCACTTCAAGACATACGAATATGAAAATGAAATTGTAGATCAATCAAAAATTTCTGCCAAATTCAATTCATTCTTAGTAAAGAGTGGATACGAAAAAGTGTTATGCAAAATGTGGAACAACAAACCAACAATATGGAGTAGAGTGAATGCATAATCCAGAACATCCAGTGTACATCATATCAAAGGGTCGTGCAGACTCAATGATTACTTCAAAGTCGCTTTCAAGAATGAAAGTGCCACACTACATCATCATTGAACCTCAAGATGAAATGCTGTATGAAAAAGCATTAGACACATTCAATATTAGACCATGGGTTACATTGATTGTTGCGCCATTTTCAAATCATGGCGATGGTCCTGGTCGTGCAAGAAACTATGCATGGGATCATTCGATTTCTATCGGTGCAGAAAAACATTGGGTGATGGACGATAACATTTCAGACTTTTATCGACTACATAATAACCAACGAATTCGTGTCGAATCTGGTGTATTGTTCTATGTGTGTGAACAGTTTATTGATAGATTTGAAAACGTTCCTGTGTCTGGTTTGCAATATCGATTCTTCATTGCACCAAATCAGAAGTATCCACCATTTGTGAAAAACACTCGAATCTATTCGTGTCTTTTGATTGACAATGCTTGCAAACATCGTTGGCGTGGTCGTTACAATGAAGACACAATTCTAAGTCTTGACGTTCTTAAAGATGGTGATTGTACAATTCAATTCAATGTATTCATGCAAGGTAAAGCCGCAACTCAAACTGTCAAGGGTGGCAATACTACAGAATTTTATCATGCTGAAGTTGGCTTTGATGATGAAACTGGTGAAGCAATTAAAGCAGATAAGTTGGTTGATGCAAAAGGCAAAAAATACAATGAGTCTGGCACAATTGCAAAATCACAAATGCTTGCTGACGTTCACTCAGATGTTTCTAGCGTTGTTTGGAGATATGATCGTTGGCACCATTACGTTGACTACTCTCAATTCAAAGGCAATCAGTTGAGATTGAAACCAAACATAGTCGTACCAAACGGAACTAACAATTATGGAATGAGACTTGTCACAAATTGGCAGGGTTAAATTATGAAATTAGATTTTTGTGCAGTGTGTGGATCAAAAGACGATCTACACTTACATCATGTAGACCCAATAATTCACACTGGCGAAAACCGAAAATCGCTTAAGTATGATAATACCAAGCCAATTAAAGATTGCACACCTAAAGAAATTTTTAATTCTTTGTTTGATAGGGGCTTTATTAGTGAACATGCAACACTAACTTTATGTTCATGGCATCATAGAATTATGCATGGCGTAGTTACTTTTCAAAAAATTAATAGTAGTGAATTAATTAAAGATGGCATTGAAAGGGCTAGAGCAGAAGGAACAAAATTAGGAAGACCAAGTACTCTGAATGGTGAAGATGGAGAAAATATACGCAAACAAGTTATGAAAATGAGAGAGGACGGAAGTTCTATTAGAAAAATTTGCAAAACTCTTAAAATTGGAGTTGCTACTTACTATGATGTGATGGATGCGGTGTATGAAGAACCCAAACGAATAGAAAAAGCAAGACAACTTTTAGCTGAATTTGATAATAAAAAATTGTCAAGCGCAAGCCTCACCAGCAAACCTAGAATAAAGTATCAAGATTTTATCAATCAGTCTGCTAATTTAACAAAATTTTTTATTTAGACCCTGTAAGTGATTGATATATAAGGGGTTTTTCTTGCACTTTTAACAAAAACCCCTTTATTTCACACAAATGTGTTGTTTTGACGCTACACTACATCAAATAATCGTTGACATTCATTCCCACTGTGCTATACTGTATACATACATTGAGATTACATAGGAATTTATGTCATACATTGAACATCCTGCCGCATACGAAGCCGCTACCAAGCGCAACATCATAAACAATGCTACGAAAACTTTCTACAGGACGTATCCCGATGCTGGCGATATCGTCCAATTCCTTGTTGCCAATTCTGAGAGAAATTCTTTCTACTCAAATCTTCTTGGTGCATTGAACACCTATGGTAAGTTGACAGAAAAACAAGTCCTTGCTGTACGCAAATCAATTACCACTCAAGCTGAACGTAAAGCACAATGGATTGCACAAGCGGCAGAGAAAAACACAACCCGTACATTCATTGGCACCGAAAAGAAAAAGATTACTGTCACTCTGACAGTTAAAAAAGCAATTGTCGTTGATCGTCCTAAATTTTACTGGGCTGATTCTGGCAGAAGTCTTCTCCGTATCTGTGAAGATACCGATGGCAATGTGCTTGTATTCAGCGGCAATGCAGATTTCCCTGCCGAAGGTGAAACTGCAACAATTACCGCTACTGTAAAAATGCACCGCTACTATAAACAAAACGATATTGAAGTGCCACAGACAGTTATCATCCGTCCCAAGACTGTTGCCATTGTACAACAGCCCGTTGCAGAAACCGCTTGACATTTCAATCCACTTGAGTTAAGATACATACATGCTTAATACACAAATTTCAAAATCCACTCTAGCAAAATTACTTGCTACAGAGAATATTTCGGTAGAGTATCGCAAGGTGCAAACTGCATCATTCGATATCGTGAATCGCCGTCTTACTCTTCCCATTATGAATGACACCACACCTGAAATGACAGACCTTTTGGTCGGGCATGAAGTGGGTCACGCATTAGACACACCACAATCATACGTTGAATCAGCCAAATCTGGCGGTTCTGCATTCTCTACATTTTTAAATGTTGTTGAAGATGCACGGGTTGAACGTAGAATGAAAGACAGATATCCTGGTTTGCGTAAACCAATGGCTATTGCTTATCGTCAATTTACTGAACGTGATTTCTTTGGCATCAAAGGTCAAGATGTAAATGAACTTATGTTGATTGATAGAATCAATTTACATTTTAAACTTGGTGCTATTGCAGGCATTAAATTCAATGCCGAAGAAATGTTGTTTGTCAACGAAGTTGAAAAAGCAGATTCGTTTGAGCAAGTGAAAGATATCACCGAACGTTTGTATGCGTTTTGCAAAGCAGAGTTGGACCAAAAACGCCAAGAAGCTAAAGAAGAATTCGAAAAACGCAAAGAGAATGGCGAATTCGATAATGAAGATTTTGGTGATGATATTTTCGGCGGTGATGACGCTGAAGACTATGAAGACAAAAATCCAAATGACTTTGATTCTGAATTCGATGGCGATGATGATGATTTCGAATCTGAAGATCAATTTAACAATGGATATTCTAACGAACCCACCCTTGAAAGCACCATGCCCAATGAGTTGAAGATATATGGTGATGAAGTTAAATCTGTAACGGATGAAAAATTTCAACAAGCATTGAAAGGTCTTGCAGAGACAAAAGAAATTAATGTTGGTAAGATTGTCAGCCAAAAGAAAATTGATACAAAGAATTATATTATTTCATTCAAAGAGTTGAAATTCTTTGATGAGTCATTCTTTGACAATGAAGAACTTGAACCACATGAGCGTTATGATTCCACTTTGCTAATGAAATTCGAATCAAAGAATAAGAATGCTATTGCATATCTTGTAAAAGAATTCGAAATGAAAAAGAAAGCGGCCGAGTTGCGCCGTGTGACAGTCTCTGACACTGGTACACTTGACACTAACAAGTTGCACACTTACAAATTCAATGACGATATCTTCCGTAAGATTGGTGCAGTTGCACAAGGTAAGAATCACGGCATTGTAATGTTCATTGACTGGTCTGGTTCTATGGTAGACAATATGTCTGGCACAATCGAACAGTTGATTACAATGTCAACGTTCTGCCGCAAAGTGAATATTCCTTTTGATGTTTATGCTTTCAGTACCGAGTATCGAAAGAGTTTGATAAACAGACCAAACCAATCTATTGTAGATGTAGAACCGAATCAATTAGACATTGACTATTTTTCTTTGATGAACATTTTGTCTAGCAGTATGAAAAACCAAACGTATCGCAAATTTGCAAATGATTTGTTGAACGTTGCCGATGCATACAAGCCATATTCTCAGTATCGTAGAAATTACAAATCAAGTTATATCAAAGAAGGTATGGGTCTTGGTGGCACTCCGTTGAATGCAACAATTCAAGTCGCATCCAATGTTGTCAATGATTTCCGTAAACGTACTCGGTCTGAAATTGTGAATGTTATCTTTTTGACAGACGGAGAAGACAGTAGCACAATGTGGACTACATCCGCCGATCACCGCGGTACTAGAATCGGACCTTCTGACTTCCGTTCAGTATCTTACATTGAAGACAAAGATTCCGCAAAAACTTATCGTGTAAGTGACAAAGGTGTGACGCCAACGTTATTGCAAATTCTAAAAGATCGTACTGGTTGCAATTTAATTGGATTCTACATTCTGCCAAAAAGCAAACGTTACTTTCAAAATGCAATGACACGGTTCAACATGATAATGACTGATGATGGATACAAACAATTCCGTAACGAAAAGTTTTTCTCTGTCAACGGATATGGATACTCTGAGTATTTCCTGATTCCTGGTGGTGAAGATTTGTCTACCGAAGACGATTCGCTATCAGACATTCTCGGTGAAGTTAAAGATGTTTCCTCACGTAAGTTGAAAGGTGCATTCTTAAAGATGAACCAGAACCGTTTGACAAACCGAGTTCTTCTCTCTAAAGTAATCAAAGAAATTGCTTGATGTTGCACAAAAACAACATTCAAAAACAACCGCTTGACTTGCCATGAACAGTCTGTTATACTACTAGTATTGAAATTGATTTTTACCTGAAAGAAACTTTATATTATGACTACAAAAGCTGAAAAGATTTTATTCGTCACCGAAGCCGCAAAACGTTTTGGTGAAGTTGTAACACACCAGCAACTAGTATCACTCTGTGATGAAACTGGCATGAAACGCCAAGTTTGGTTAGAGGGTAAACAGTACCGAGTTGCCCGTGGCAAGTATCAATTGCCTCTTCAAGAATTTAACATCGACATGGCTGGTCTTGCATTAGTCAAATCACAACCTATGCAAATATCTGAACCAACTGTATCGCCTGTTACAAAAGCTGTTGCAAAAATTTCCTCTGTCGCACGTATGCAAGAGGGTGCAATTATTCCTAAAGTGAATTCATTGTACGTGCCTTTTGGTTTCTTTGATAACATGAAACGCATTGTTGCATCAAAGAAATTTTATCCTGTATTCGTTTCTGGTCTTTCTGGCAACGGCAAGACTTTCATGGTCGAACAGGCATGTGCCCAATTGAAAGTTGAATGTCTCCGTGTGAATATTTCACCAGAGACTGATGAAGACGATTTGATTGGTGGTTTCCGCTTGATTGATGGCGAAACAAAATGGTTTGACGGTCCAGTTGTTCAAGCAATGAAGTCTGGTGCTGTTTTGATTCTCGATGAAATTGATCGTGGTTCAAATAAACTAATGTGTCTGCAAGGTGTGCTTGAAGGCAAAGGCTTGTTTGTTAAGAAGACTGGTGAGTTTGTTGAGCCTGTGCAAGGCTTCAACGTTATCGCTACTGCAAACACTAAAGGCAAAGGCGATGAAACTGGTCGCTACATGGCCGCCACGATTCTTGATGATGCGTTCCTTGAACGTTTCCCAATTACAGTTGAGCAAGAGTATCCAGACACTAAAATCGAAACCAAGATTTTGACTAAATTGTTTGCCAGTCTTGGTATCACCGACAAAGCATTCGCAGAAAATCTTGTGAAGTGGGCTGATATCATCCGTAAAACCTTTGAAGAAGGTGCTATCGATGAATTGATTTCTACTCGCCGTTTGTCTCACATTGCTGAAGCATACACCATCTTCAATGATAAGATGGAAGCAATCAAGTACTGTATCAATCGTTTCGATGGTGAAACAAAGACTGCATTCCTTGACTTGTACAGCAAGATTGATGCTGGTATCGATCCTACTGCCGAAGTGAAAACTGAAACAGTATCAGACGAAGTGCCTTTCTAAATCTCCTGGCAGAAATGCCTTTGAGGCTACGTAAAGTAGCCTCTTTTTTTATATATAAATAGACAGACCGATTAACATTATGGAGAGACTATGCAATTTGAACTTGATATTCAAAAACTAAGAAAGAAAAAACTTTTTGTTGCGACACCGATGTATGGTGGACAATGCCACGGTGCTTATACAAAAGCAATCACCGACCTCATGATTCTCTGTACCAAATATGGTATTGAGGCTAAACTATTCTTCATCTTCAATGAATCACTAGTACAACGTGCTAGAAATTATCTAACAGACGAATTCGTTCGTAGTGGTTATGACCATATGATTTTCATTGACAGTGATATTCACTTTGAACCACAAGACGTTTTGGTGATGATGCACTTTGCGGCAACCCGTGATGACATGGATGTTGTTTGCGGACCATATCCAAAGAAAGCAATTTCTTGGGAGAAGATTAAAGTTGCAGTTGACAAGGGTTATGCAGATAAGAATCCAAATCAACTCGAAGAGTTTGTTGGTGACTACGTTTTCAATCCAGCAGATGGCGTTACACAATTTCGTGTTGACGAACCCATCGAAGTGAAAGAAAGCGGTACAGGCTTTATGTTGATTACCCGTGAAGCACTTCAGAAATACGACAAAGCATTTCCAGGACAAAGCTACAAACCAGATCATGTGCGTACAGCAAACTTTGATGGTAGCAGAGAAATCATGGCATACTTTGATTGTGTAATCTGCCCAAACACAAAGCGTTATCTGTCAGAAGATTATATGTTCTGCCAATGGATGCGTAAAGCTGGTGGTAAAGTATGGCTACTTCCATGGATGCGTTTGAAACATGCAGGCAGTTATATCTTCGGTGGTTCTTTGCAAGCACTTGCGGCAATCAATGCTTCACCCACTGCTGGTGATGATGTTATGAAACGAAATGTATCTGCGAATTTGAAATGATTGACTATCGATATAATGAAGATAAGACTTTAGCGGAACTGAAGTCTTATATTGATACAACATACGGGCAACATTATTCCCGTGATAAGTTCCAAGCAACAGAATTCATCATCGATGGTGGACATGGTGAAGGATTCTGTATTGGTAACGTGCTGAAATATGCACAAAGGTATGGCAAGAAAGATGGAAGAAATCGTAAAGACTTGCTAAAAATTTTACACTATGCTATAATCATGCTACACGTACATGACTTGAATGAAGGAAATCAAAATGAAATTAAGTGAATCAACAATTAACGTTCTAAAAAACTTTGCTACCATTAATGCTGGTATGCAATTCAAAGAAGGCTCTGTAGTGCGAACGATCAACAAAGGTCAAAACGTACTCGGCAAAGCAACTATCAAAGAATCATTCGAAAAAGATTTTGTCATTTATGACTTGAATCGATTCTTGTCTCTCTATAGTTCTTTGAATGATCCTGAGATTGTTGTCAATGCAGACAGCAACAACATCACAATTAAGTCTGGAACATCTAAGACAACATATGGTCTTGCAGATGAATCCATGATTGTTGCACCGCCAGCAAAAGAGTTGAAGATTGAAAATGCCGAAGTGAATTTTCGATTGACAAAAGAAGATATGAGCCAAGTATTGAAGTTGTCTGGTATTCTTGGCTTGCCTAACATTGCAGTTATCGGTGATGGTACTTCAATCTCTATCTCTGCACTTGATGTTAAGAATGCAGACTCTGATGACTTCTCAATTAAAGTCGGTGAGACTTCAGCAAACTTCAAATTGATTTTTGTCACAGAAAATCTGAAGATGGTTCCTGGCACCTATGATGTTGCAATTTCATCTAAAGGTATCTCGCACTTCAAACATGCGACTGATGCAATTGAATATTGGATTGCTACTGAAGCTGGCTCTAAGTACGAAGGTTAATATTATGAGTAACGTGATTGTTCCGTCCTCTCCAGAGGATCGTAAAAAGATTCTGGATGCACTTGTCGAAATTTCAAACTCACTCACTCGCATTGAAGCAGAACGTGATTTGATTAAAGACATTCTAACTACTGTAGAAGATAAATTTGAGTTACCTAAAAAGTACACTCGCAAACTCGCAAAGATTTATCACAAACAAAACTTCACCGAGATTCAACAAGAGCAAGACGATGTTGAATCTTTATATGAGAGTGTGGCTAAGTAACACTCAACTTGCATTCTAACATGTTTTGTGTTAGAATATATTATTATGTTATGATGAGGTGAACACATGCTACAAGATTTTTTGTGGGTCGAGAAGTATCGACCAAAAACTGTCGAAGACACAATTCTTCCGACAGATTTGAAAACAACGTTTCAACAATTTGTTGACCAGAAAAACGTTCCCAATCTAATTCTTACAGGCGGCCCTGGTGTTGGTAAAACTACTATCGCCAAGGCTATGCTTGAAGAACTTGGATGTACTTACATTGTAATTAACGGATCGATGAATGGCAACATCGATACACTACGCAATGAAATTAAAAACTTTGCCTCAACTGTATCATTTTCAGGCGGTCGAAAATATGTCATACTTGACGAGGCTGATTACCTTAATCCTCAATCTACTCAACCCGCATTACGGAACTTCATGGAAGAGTTTTCTGCTAATTGTGGTTTTATCCTTACTTGCAACTTTCTTAATCGTATCATCGCCCCTCTCCACAGTAGATGCTCCGTTGTACATTTTAAAATAAATTCGTCAGACAAGCCAAAACTTGCTGGTCGTTTTATGAAACGTATGACTGGCATTCTTGAAAAAGAAAACGTAGAGTTTGAAGAGAAGGTTGTTGCTGAGTTGATTATGAAACACTTTCCTGATTGGCGCAGGGTGTTGAATGAACTTCAACGCTACTCTGCTACAGGTAAGATTGATACTGGAATTCTTGCAAATATCTCAAGTGACAATTTCAAGTCATTAGTCGAAAGATTGAAAGCAAAAGACTTCACGGGTATGCGTAAGTGGGTTGCAGAAAACCTAGATAACGAGCCATCTGTTTTGTTCAGACGAATTTTCGAGAACAGCAATGAATGCTTGAAGCCTGATTCTGTTCCACGTATGGTTCTATTGCTTGCTGATTATCAATACAAGTCTGCATTTGTTGTCGACCAAGAAATTAATTTTGTCGCTTTCTTGACTGAGGTGATGGTTGATTGTGAGTTTAAATGATGAAAACTGTTTTAACAAGAGAACAGAAAATTGAAATTCTAGGTAAGATTGGCGAGAAATATGTAGGTAACTATCTTGCTAAAAACCGAAAAGTTGAATTTTCATTAGACAACTTTGATTCTGAAAAAGATTTGATAGCTGATGGTAAGACTGTTGAAGTCAAAGTCGGCACACCATTTATCACTGAAGGTGCAATTGCATTCAAGAAAAGTCAATTGACAAAATGTAGAAGCGTTGATGAATTTTATTTCGTTACTATTCCTGCACCCAAATATGATTATAGATGGAGTGGTTGGCTCTTTCGCATTGAAAACAATTTCAAATGTAAAGTTAGAAACATCACACGATCAAATGGATGGATCGATGAAATGGTATTAGTGCCTATTGAACAAGACGCAGTAATTCCAATTTTTAAAGTTGAAGATTCTGTCATTAATGAAATGATGAAGTACACTACATCAAAGTACTAATATGACACCATTCGAATACTTAAACGCTATCAATCAATCAAAAGAAAATTTGATGATTGGCACCGACAATGATGAACTAGCCGAAAAAACGTACAATGCGTACATCGTTAATAAAGGACTTTCTTACTTTTCTGACACCATTCTCTATTCAAATGAGATGAACCTTCGCCATCTGCTTGACAACAAGCCTCAATTTTTGTATTTACTAAATACCATTAGACCACGAAAACGTTTTAGCAAGTGGTTCAAAAATGAAGTTGTTGAAGACATTAATGTGATTTCTGAATATTTTGGCTACAGTTATGCCAAAGCTAAACAGGTACAAAATCTCATAACTTCCGAACAACTTGATATGATGAAACAAAAAATACAAAAAGGTGGCGTGAAGTCCAAGGAGAAAAAGAATGGCGGTGAACATTGAAGACTTGCTTGAAGTCAAATTAAAACAAGAAGACGATTTTTTAAAAGTAAAAGAAACTTTGACAAGAATTGGAGTAGCATCTAGAAAAGATAAAACTCTATATCAATCGTGTCACATTTTACATAAAAAAGGTAAATATTATATCGTACACTTTAAAGAGTTATTTGCATTAGATGGCAAACCAACAGACTTTGAAGAGAATGATTTAGCAAGACGTAATACCATTGCAAAGCTATTAGCTGAGTGGGGTCTGATTGAAGTTGTACCTGCCGCATCGAATGTTGAACAACCGATTGCGCCATTATCTCAAATCAAAATCATATCGTACAAAGAAAAGAATGAATGGTTACTTACCGCTAAATATAATATTGGAAATAAAAGAAGAGAAGACATTGCTTGACAAACAGCATTTGGTATGATATAATAACATCTCAAAACAAGATTGGAAACTCTATGAAATCTATCAGAACATTGACAGCAGTTGCATTGACTGCTCTCTCCCTAGTTGCCGTTGCGGCAGACAAACCAGCAGAAAAGAAACCTGCTGACAAACCTGCAACAACAGCACCAGCACCTGCACCAGCGGCAGACTCTAAAGAGAAACCACGTCCTAAAGTGATTACTCCAAAAGAGAAAGCCGAACGTGCAGAGGCTAAAAAAGCAGAAGCTAAAAAAGCTGAAGCTAAACCAGAAGCTAAGAAATAATTCTTAGTAATTTTTATCATTAATTGATGAGGTATTTAAAATGGCATTTGTAAATTCTAGCAAAACACAGACAGAACTCTTGGTAACGTACTTGCGTGGTACTGGTCGTGGAATCTCTGCACCACAAGCAAAGTCTTTGTTTGGCATCAAAAACCTTCGGGCACGTATCAGCGACTTGCGTCAGTCTGGATTCAAGATTCGTAAAGACATGAACAAAGAAGGTAACACAACATATTTTGTTTCACGCAGAATGGTTGGACAGGCTTAATCTGTTATAAATAAACGTATCTCAGGGATGGGAACGTAAATGGCTCTTCTACCTTAGGAGCGTCTAAAGCTGGTACAACGATATGGTACCCCTGTAGCCAGTAAGCAGGATTAATGATACGCCTTCGGGGTATCAAATTTTATTTTTAACTCGCTTAATAGGAGAAACTATGTTACATAACATCAATAGTGCTATCGATACTTTTCAAGGCACAAAAACGCAATTCGTCAAAACATTCGTCAAGAATGAAGAACTTGCAAAACCCCTTAACACATTCATTGAAGCGCAAACACTTTACGCAAAAGCCGTTGCAGTAGAAGTCAATAAGTTTTTTACAACTCTTGGCATGTCTGCATATACTTTTGACGCTAAAAAAGCGTTTTCAAAGAATAAGTAAGAGGAGATATAATATGGGACACACACCAATTCCCGCTATCTTTGGCGGTGCAGGACTCAAAGACTTTGATAAATTCTTTGTTGGCTTCGATGAGCAATTCAATCGACTAGCAAAAATACATGATGATGTGACTAAGAATATTCCTAACTACCCACCTTACAACATTCGCAAGACTGGTGACAATACCTACGTCATTGAAATTGCGGTTGCTGGTTTTGGTAAGCAAGAAATTGATATTACATTTGAAGACAACAAACTAATTGTTGCTGGTAATACAAAAGATGATGGAGACAATTTCTTGTTCAGAGGTATTGCTAATCGTGCATTCACTCGCACGTTTGCACTTGATGACCAAATCGAAATTCAAGATGCCGCTTTGATTAATGGTATGTTGAAGATTGCTTTGGAGCGAATCATTCCAGAACATAAGAAGCCTAAGAAGATTGAAGTTAAGGATGCTGAATCTAAAACTAAAAAATCATCTAAGCAATTCTTAACTGAGGATGACACGTTATGAAATCAGTGAAACAATTCTTTATGGCATTACTTGAATCTATTCAAGAAATAAAAAAACATAAAGCAGAGCGTTTTAAATAACACCAATGGGGACGCAATGTCCCCATTTTAATTATGAAGGTATAAAATGGCAAACTTAAGAATTTTAAAACTATTGTCTGGTGAAGAAATTGTCGGTGACATTGTAGAAGAAACTCCTGACACATATCGGGTTGAGAATCCTTGTGTTCTCGGTATCGCTATGAATGCTCAAGGTAAAGCATCGCTACAGATGCAACCACTCTTAATTTTCTCCGAACAAAAAGTCGTGCAATTGAAAGTTACCCATGTATTATATGACGTAACAGTTGCACAAGAGATAAAAAACAAGTATAATGAGATTTATGGTTCGGGCATCGTTGTTCCGACACAATCTAAAATTATAACTTAATGAAATTCTACACACACTTTTCTAAACTCGGTAACAATATTCTTGTTCGTGGCTACAGCAACGGCAAAAGATTCAACGATAAAGTTGAATACAATCCCGTATTGTATGTGCCTGCAAACAATCAACAATCAGAGTACCGAACACTCGATGGACAATTCGTTGCGCCTGTATCGCAAGGCACAATGCGTGATGCTACCGAGTTTATGAAACGGTATGAAGATGTTGACAACTTCAAAATCTATGGCTCAACAAACTTCCCGTATGTGTACATTAACGAAACGTATCCAGGCAAACTAGATTACGATCCATCACAAATTAAAGTTGCGAACATCGACATTGAGGTTGGATCTGAGAATGGCTTTCCAGAACCAGAGTCCGCAAGTGAACCGATTACTGCAATCTCATTTAAAATCTCTGGACACTTCTATGTGTTTGGCTGTGGTGACTTTGTTACTGAACGTGATGATGTGACATATACGAAGTGTCGTGATGAAAATAATCTCATCATGCGTTTTCTCGAAATGTGGGAACAAACATCTCCAGACATTGTGACTGGTTGGAATATTAAGTTTTTTGATATTCCATATCTACACAATCGAATCAAACGACTTCTTGGCGAAGAAACAGTAAGGCGCCTGTCTCCTTGGAAAATGATTAGCGAAAGAATGTTGGGTAAAAATCCTGGAGGAACGACTGTTCTAAGTTTCAAAAAAGAAACGATTTATGAATTGTCTGGTATTGCCACACTTGACTATCTTGAGTTATATAAGAAGTTTACTTACTCACAGCAAGAAAGTTTTAGTCTTAATCACATCGCATATCTTGAACTTGGTGAAAAGAAACTAGACTACTCAGAAGTTGAAAGTCTACATCAATTGTACAAAACAAACTTTCAAAAGTTTATTGAATACAACATCCATGACGTTGAACTTGTGGATCGTATTGATGCAAAGATGCAATTGATTGACATGGCGCTGGCGCTGGCATACGATGCTAAAGTTAATTACAACGATGTGTTCACACAGGTGCGTATGTGGGATACTTTAATTCACAATGATTTGATTGAACAGAATATTGTTGTGCCACAGAATGTTCATACATCAAAAGATACACAGTTTGCTGGTGCTTATGTGAAAGACCCACTTGTTGGCATGCATGAATGGGTTGTGTCGTTTGACTTGAACTCATTGTATCCTCACTTGATTATGCAGTACAATGTTTCACCAGAAACAATCGTGAATGGTCGCCACACAAGTATTACAATCGACAACTTGCTTGCTGGTGAATATCAAGCACAAGACGAATACTGCATGGCAGCCAATGGTCACTACTTCAAGCGTGACAAGCAAGGTTTCTTGCCTGCTATGATGCAACGCATGTATGATGACAGGTCATTGTATAAAAAGAAAATGATCGAGTCACAGAAAGCATACGAAAAAGAAACAGACAAAGAACGTAAACGTGAAATAACAAATCAGATTTCAAAGTACAAGAACTTGCAACTTGCAAAGAAAGTGCAATTGAACTCGGCGTATGGTGCGCTTGGCAATCAATACTTCAGATTCTTTGACACTAGACAAGCAGAAGCAATTACACTGTCTGGTCAACTTGCAATTCGTTGGATTGAAATTAAATTAAATGGTTATCTCAACAAACTTCTAAAAAGCACTGACGTTGATTATGTTATCGCATCTGACACAGACTCGGTGTATGTCAATCTTGGTCCTCTTGTGAAAATGGTGTACGGCTCAAAAGCAGACACGAAGGTCGAAACGATTGTAGATTTTGTGAACAAAGCATGTATCGAAAAGTTCGAACCATTCATCGACAAGTCCTATCAAGAACTTGCAGACTACATGAATGCATTCGACCAGAAGATGCAAATGAAACGTGAAGTCATTGCAAACAAAGGCATCTGGACTGCAAAGAAACGCTACATTCTAAACGTGTACGATTCAGAGGGTGTTCGCTTTGCAGAACCAAAGCTAAAGATGATGGGTATCGAAGCTGTTAAGTCTTCTACACCAATGTCATGTCGTGATAAAATTAAAGAATCGTTGAAGATTGTAATGAATGGTGATGAGCAGAAGTTTCAAGAGTTTGTTGGTGATTTCAAACAAGAATTCAAAACACTGCCGTTTGAAGACATTGCATTTCCTAGAGGTGTTAGTGAGTTAACTAAATACAGTAGCAGTTCGGAACTTTATTCTAAAGGCACACCAATCCATGTGCGTGGCGCAATTGTATTCAACGCATTGCTTAAGAAGCATAAGCTAACAAAGAAATACCAATTGATCCAAGATGGTGATAAAACTAAATTCTGTTATATGAAAGTTCCAAATCCCGTTCAAGAAAATGTATTTTCTATATTGACTGTTTTGCCTAAAGAATTTAATCTCAACAAATTCATTGATTATGATTTGCAATTTGAGAAAGCATATCTTGATCCACTCAGAACAATTGTAAACACAATCGGTTGGAAGCCAGAGCGTGGTTCATCACTAGAAAGTTTTTTCACATGAGACAAATACCAGCAGAGTACTTAGCATTTAGAAAAGAAGATGACTTCGGATTTAGTGCAATAGACGAATCAGAAGTTAATCGAGTTGTTGATCCAAACACACTACAAGAAACTGTAATCGTGCGAGAATCAATTGCACAATCTTCGGAATCTTTAAACAGAGTCGAAGATAAATTAGATTTAATTTTAGAATTGTACAACAATGGAAAACTAGGTCTTGATGCCGAACGTGATAAGATGGAAGCGCAAGTCAAAACTAATTTGAAATCATTAGAGCAGTTAGTTATTCCGTTGCTTGTAAATCTGATGAAGAATCCAGAAAAAGAATACATTTACTGGCCAAATCGTACAGAAAAAATTCAAGACCAAATTGATAAAATACTTGCGTTGACTAGGGGATAAAATGCTTTTTGCGTTGATTACTTTATTATGTGCTATATCATTGTCTGCCATTGCCGCATACTATTCTGTCATAGGACTCATGGCTATCTTTGCGGCTAGCCCAATTCCAATTGCAATCATGGGTGGTGCGCTTGAGTTTTCTAAACTCATTGCCGCATCATGGGCATATAAGAATTGGTCTGTCGCACCAAGATTTCTGAAGTACTATTTTACAGTAGCAGTTATTATCTTGATGTTCATTACATCATTGGGAATTTTTGGATATCTCTCTAAAGCACACAACGACCAAACGCTTATCAGTGGAGATGTTTCTGCAAAAATTGCAATGATTGATGAGAAGATTAAAGTTGAGAGGGATAATATTGATGTTAATCGCAAAACGCTCAAACAGATGGATGAATCTGTGGACCAAGTTATGGTTCGCTCAACAAACGAAAAGGGTGCAGAAAAAGCGGCAAGTTTACGCAAAGCCCAACAGACAGAACGTAATCGCATACTTAAAGAAATCGAAACATATAACAAGCGGATTTCGACTCTTAATGAAGAGCGGGCTCCTATCGCCACCGAAATTCGTAAAGTGGAAGCAGAAGTTGGTCCAATCAAATATATTGCGGCGCTAATCTATGGCGATAGCATTGATTCTAATTTACTAGATAAGTCTGTACGATTCGTTATTATTCTTTTAGTTCTTGTGTTTGACCCAATGGCTGTTCTACTTGTCATTGCTGGTAACTTTTCGCTAAGACAAATAGCAAAAGAAAAAGAAGAGAAGATGGGTGATTATCAAGTTGATATTCCTCCTGTTGCAGTGGCACCAAAGCAAAAGAGAAGACAAAAAGCACAACAACCTATTGGCGAAGAGAATTTGAATGCGACACTCATGGAACCCATACCCATGACAAAAGAGGAATTAGAAGAGTTTAAACGCAAATACACCAGAGATGGTAGATCAAAATTTGCGGAATTTGCAGAAAGATAATTTATGAAAATTGGTTTTAATTGTTCATCATTTGATATGTTTCATGCTGGTCATGTGACGATGCTAAAGATGGAAAAAAAGTTATGTGACTATTTAATTGTTGCGCTACAGGTCGATCCTACTGTAGATAGACCTAGCACAAAAAACAAACCTGTGCAATCGGTATATGAACGTTACGTTCAATTGCAAGCATGTAAGTACGTGGATGAGATTCTTGTTTACCATACTGAAGAAGACTTAGCCAATTTGATTATGACGCAAACAATGCACATAAGATTTCTCGGTGAAGAATACAAAAATAAAGACTTTACTGGCAAACAATATTGCATTGAGAACGGAATTGAGTTATACTATCATGTGAGAAATCATAGTTATAGTACATCGGAACTCCGCAAGCGTACCTATGAGTTAGAGATGCAGAAGAAAAGCGAACCTGATGTTGTTGAGTATGAACAGCACTCGCCAAAGTTATTAAACAAATATTATGAAGGAAAAACACAATGAGCAATTTTTTTACAGATTTAGTTGACCAATTAAAAGATGAAGACACAAAAATTCTAGCAGACGGTGATGCGTCAGCAGAGTTTAGTGGTAGCATCGATACAGGTTCGTATGCACTAAATGCGCTACTTAGCGGTAGCATCTATGGTGGTGTGCCGAACAACAAAGTGACAGCGTTTGCTGGCGAGTCTTCAACAGGCAAGACTTTCTTTGTTCTTGGTATTGTTAAACAATTCCTTGATGCAAATCCTGATGGTGGTGTTATTTACTTTGATACTGAAGCCGCAGTTACGAAGTCTATGATGGAAACACGAGGCGTAGATACTAAGCGTGTCGTTATCTCTGAGCCAGATACGATTCAAAAGTTCCGTCATACTGCATTGCAAATCATTGAGAAGTATCAAGCACAAGCAGAATCAAAGCGTAAGCCGATGATGATGGTACTCGACTCACTCGGTCAGTTGTCTTCTACTAAAGAGATGGAAGATACTGCTGAAGGTAAAGAAACAAAAGACATGACTAAAAGTCAAATTCTCAAAGCAACATTTCGTGTATTGAATTTGAAACTTGCTAAGATTGGTGTACCTTTGCTTGTAACAAATCACGTTTATGATGTTGTTGGTGCATACATCCCGACTAAAGAAATGTCTGGTGGTTCTGGCTTGAAGTACACAGCATCCACAATCGTTTACTTGTCTAAGCGTAAAGACAAAGATGGTACTGAAGTTGTTGGTAATATCGTTCGTTGCAAATTGCAGAAGTCACGTTTGACTAAAGAGAACTCTCAAGTTGAAATCAAAATTACATACAGCACAGGTCTTGACAGATACTTTGGCTTACTTGATATCGCAGAGAAGTATGGAATCATTAAGAAAGTATCTACTCGCTACGAATTGTCTAATGGCGTGAAAGTGTTCGGTAAGAACATCAACGAAGAACCAGAAAAGTATTTCACTAAAGATATCTTAGACCAAATCGATGAAGCGTGTAAGAAAGAATTCTTGTATGGTCAGGATGGTGCTGGAGCTGTTGAAGACGAAGCATTGCCTGAGGTGGAGTTGGTAAATGAAGATTGAAGAAACTTATGTAATTACCGAAAGTGATGTAAGATACAAAGATAAAGATGTTGTCGCTACGATTAAGATTACTCAAGGCGACTTCAAAGATACAGTATTTCATTTCGGAGAAATTAACTTTGCCGAAGAAGAAAACCCTGACGGAACCTATTCAATTGGCTTCAACTATGATATAATAAGCGAAGAACACAAAGCACTTAAAGGTACAGAAAACTTTGAAGCGCACCTCGGTGAAATTTTAAATGATCTTCTAAGACATGCATTAGACGAAGCAGAGAAAAGGTATAAGAATGAACTTGGAACAAAAGATACTCAAACACCTATTACTGGATGAAGAGTATACACGAAAAACATTACCATTTATTAAAGGTGAATATTTTCAAGAGTCTTCAGAAAAACTATTGTTTGATGAGATTCAAAGCTATGTAAACAAGTACAACTCGATGCCAACGAAAGAAGCGTTGGTCATTGAGATTGATAAGAGAGTAAACTTAACTGATGACCAACACAAGAAAACTGTTGCACTTGTCAAAGAAATCACAATCGACCCTGAGGTGTCTGACACTAAATGGTTGATTGATGCGACTGAAGATTTCTGCCAAGAGAAAGCAATCTACAATGGCATCATGCAAAGCATTCAGATTCTTGATGACAAGAGTAAAAACAATTCAGAAAAACTTGACAAGGGTTCAATCCCTAAAATTCTAGCAGATGCGCTTTCGGTTTCTTTTGATAATCACGTTGGTCACGATTTTATTGATGATGCAGAAACACGATATGACTTCTATCATAAAGTTGAAAGACGAATCCCATTCGACCTCGACTATCTGAATAGAATCACTAAAGGTGGACTTGCAGAAAAATCTTTGAATATTGTTCTTGCTGGTACTGGTGTTGGTAAATCTTTGTTCATGTGTCATTGTGCGGCAGCCAATCTAACAATGGGTAAGAACGTTCTCTACATCACAATGGAAATGGCTGAAGAACGTATCGCAGAACGTATCGATGCTAACTTGATGAACGTTGAACTTGATAGATTGATCGGAATGCCTAAAGAAACATACTTGAAGAAAGTTGAAACTCTACGTGAGAAGACTAAGGGTAAGTTAATCATCAAAGAATATCCAACCGCTAGTGCTAACGTAAATCACTTTAACCATTTGTTGAATGAACTGAAATTGAAACGTCAATTCATTCCTGATATCATCTACATCGACTATCTGAACATTTGTTCTTCTGCACGTATGAAGATGGGTGCATCTATTAATTCATACACATACATTAAAGCGATTGCAGAAGAATTACGTGGGCTTGCAGTTGAGCATAAACTTCCAATCGTATCTGCAACGCAAACAACGAGAAGTGGTTACACAAACTCAGACGTTGGCCTTGAAGACACCTCAGAATCGTTTGGTCTACCGGCGACAGCAGACTTGATGTTTGCTTTAATTTCAACCGAAGAACTTGCAGACTTGAATCAAATCATGGTCAAGCAATTGAAGAATCGATACAGCGATCCAACAACAAACAAGCGTTTTGTTATCGGTGTTGACAGAGCAAAAATGAAACTATATGATGCAGAAGAGTCAGCGCAGACTAACATCTCCGACAGTGGTCAGATTGAAGAGGACAAACCAGTGTTTGATAAGTCTGGATTCGGTAAAAGAATGCAGAAAAATCGAGACTTTGGCAATCTAAAGGTCTAATTTCATAATGTGAAATACCAGTCTTTTCACTAAATATATGTTGACAGAATGCCATAATAGTGCTACAATGTATATAAGATAGGAAAAGAAGCTATGAAACTCAATCTAAGGTCAAAAGGTGTCACATTGACACCAAAAGAACGAAAAATTTTGAAGATGGCCACGCATTTTTACGCTAGTCGTTTGATGAGTGATAGGTTATCAAATACATTAGAAATCAATGTAAACGTCATAAAAGATTTTTATGTGAAAAACAAAATACTTGGTGAAGCGTTTCCTAAAGATGATGTTCTAGGAATGCCAAGCAATAAACAGTTTGTAATAAATCTAGAATGGAATAAATTGGGCAAGCGTGTCTTACAATGCCTTGCACATGAAATGGTTCATGTAAAGCAATATGCTAAAGGTGAATTAAAATTCCATGAAAGAAGGAACTTGGTAACGTTCCAGCGAGAACAATATCAAGATGATGACTATTGGGAATCACTATGGGAGATTGAAGCATATGGACGTGAAATCGGACTCTACCAAAAATTTAAGCCTACTCTTAAACTACTTAGAAAAGAAATTTGAAATGATTAAAGTTACAGAATGGTACAACTGGATTGTACGTCAGTTTGGTGAGATTTGTGGCTGGATTGGATTGATTTTAATCCACGGATCCACAGTACCTGTGACTTACTTAGCAATTAAAGGTGAACCAACAGTATTGCCTCCATTGAGTATGGTGATTCTAATTTGGTCTGGACTGTTGCTATTCTTTATTCGGTCTGCTATAATGAAAGATAAGTTATACATGCTATCAAACGGCATTGGATTTTTCTTGCAGAGTATTATGTTAGCATTCTTGGTGTTAAAATGAGTGTAGACAGTATCAGAGCATACAATGATAAAATGTATAATCAGCTTCTACTCAATAAAACTGATAGAAGAATTGATGAACTACGTTTGGAAGAACGTAGAGTTAAACATCTACGTGAAGTGTCAGAACAAGCACGTATTGAAATGAATCGTAGAATGAATCGTCCTGGACAGAATGTAGATAAATTATGCTGATTTACACATATCAAAAATCAAAGAAGAAAAAAACTCCTGCGAAGAAAGTTGCAGAGTATGAGACTTGGCTAAAGAATCTTCCTACCACTTCATTCTCTAAAGGCACCAAAAAGCCTAAGACAGTAGAAGCATACAAACCACCAAAAGCACACATTCGTGAAACGCCTAACTATCCTAGTTTAGCTACGGCTGGTGACAATTGCACTAAGCCTATTCATGGCAAAGTCTATACCGGCGACAAGATGATTGGCATCGGCACACTACACAAAAGCAATGCAGTTCCTATTTTCTCTGATGATGACGCAAAAGACCAAGCCTTGATGCGAAGATAATTATAAATAGGTCTATAGCCACAACAGACCTATTATGTTTAAATTTAAAGAATATCTTATTGAGAAGAAAAACACTCACATGGAACATGCGGAAGACGATGTTCTGAATGGTGGTGTTGAAGGGACTAGAGATAGCATAAACGCACTCAGAGCGGTGCGTGATATGCTTGCTGGACATTCCAAAAACAAAGTTGACATTTCAGTCAAGTGGGATGGTGCGCCCGCAGTCTTTGCAGGACAAGACCCAACAGACGGCAAATTCTTTGTTGCGAAGAAGGGCGTCTTCAATAAAAATCCCAAAGTATACAAAACACCAGCAGATATCGATGCAGATACTTCTGGTGACTTAGCAGACAAACTCAAAGCATGTTTGATGTATTTGCCTAAGATCAACATTAAAGGCGTCATTCAAGGCGACCTACTCTTCACACAATCCGACTTAAAGACAGAAACAATCGAAGATGAATCGTATGTGACGTTTCATCCGAATACACTTGTCTATGCTGTGCCAGCAGAAAGTGAACTTGCTAAAGAGATAAAACGTGCTAAAATTGGCATTGTATGGCATACAATCTACGAGGGCGATACGTTTGAGTCAATGTCAGCAGTCTTTGGTAAAGACATTCTAAGCACACTCACAAAGACACCAAACGTATGGATGACAAGCGCAGTCTACCAAGACGTATCAGGTAAAGCTACGTTAACGCAAGCAGAGAATGACGAAGTGACTGCAATTCTATCTGAAGCAGGAAAGATATTTCGAAAACTCGATGCGCCTACATTAAACTACATTAATACAGACGAAGACTTGATTGAACGCATTAAGACATTCAACAATTCCAAAGTACGTCAACAGTTAAAAATCACTAACGTCAAAGCGCACGTTAAAGAATTGATTCAATACATCGAAGACTACTACGAGAAACAAGCCGAAGGCAAAGGCGAACGTGGTCGTGCCACTCAGATGCTAAAGAAAAGTAAAGTACTTAAATTCTTTTCGCCAAAGAACAAGTCACACTTAGAAGACATTTTCACAATGATGAATCTCTTAGCCGAAGCGAAGTTGATTTTAGTGAAAAAGATGGATGAAGTTAAAACGTTGAATACTTTCTTGTTGACCAAGAAAGGTTACGAGGTAACTGGAGTTGAAGGCTACGTTGCAATCGATAAGATTAAAGGCAATGCAGTCAAGTTGGTTGACAGAATGCAATTCAGTTATGCAAACTTTTCACCAGACATTATCAAAGGCTGGCAGAGATAACGCATAGTCTAATTTGAAACCAGACACATTTATGTATACATTCGGTAATTGTATTTGGTGGTACAAATGCACTAAACAAGGAAAATAATATGGCGGCATCAGAAGGCGTAGATTTAGAATTTGCAATTGCTGAAAAAATTCAAATCAAAAACAATAAAATTAAAAAACATTCACGCCCACTTTCTGCGAACATTCTAGATCAAGCGGAGAAGTGTGTTGACCATATCTACAAATTTGCTGGTAATAAAAGGGTTGATGCGTGGCATTCGGATGATGCAACAAATCCTTTTGGTGTCGCAATCTCAGCAAAGCCTGAGCCAAAAACTGATATTGTACTGAAGATAGGAACAAAAGTATATTCTGTTTCTGTTAAGATGGCAGGTGGTGTTCAGCTTGCATCTGGACAAGGTTCATCTACCGCAGAGTTATTTGAGGCTGCCGCTAAACAAGTTCCAGGCGCATCAAAAAGTAAAGTATTACTTTCTATCATTAAAGAGTTAAAGACAATGCCCACCCGACTTTTATCTGAGTCCAACAAGAGAAGAATTATTGATGAGGCCTCAGAGAAAGTTATCAATGAGTTTATCAAAGGCGGTAAAATCATCAAAGACAAAAGCTATGAGTATTGGATGACACAAAACAAAGAACTCCTAATGGAGTCCTTGTTGAAGTACATTAACTCAGATAAAGAATATGCGACTGCATTATTGTATGAAGCAATGACTGGTGAACTTTCTTTGGCTCAATACAAAGGTGCCGTTGCTGATAGCATCATTAGTCCTAAGGGATTTTATGTTATCGACAAAAAATATGTTGAAAGCGTCAAAAGCAAAGTCAAGTTTGATGTTCGTGGTAAGTCCAGAAGTGGTATTACTGGACTTGCATTTAGAATTGATTTAAGACCCTAATTTGACTGAATTATAAATAAAGTATAAGCACAGTTAGGCTACGGCAGACCTGTATGGATCAGTCTAAGGAAAACTCCAAAATGAAATCATTCAAGACTTCTTTAACGGAAGCAACAAAATCGCAAGTTGTAGTCTCATTCGGTCGCATGAACCCAATGACAAATGGCCACGAAAAACTTGCCGACAAAATTAAAACAGAAGCGAAGAAGCGCAATGCTGACGCTAAACTGTATCTTTCCCATAGTACAAATCCAAAAAAAGATCCATTAGACTTTAAGACTAAAGTTAAGTTTGCAAAGAAGGCATTTGGCCCAATGGTTCAAAATTCTGTTGCAAGAACAATCATTGAAGTTGCTAAAGAACTCAGTGGTAAGTATGACGATTTAATTGTTGTTGTTGGTAGTGATAGAATTCCTGAATTCAAGACATTATTGAATAAGTACAATGGCAAAGATTATACTTTCAAAACTATTGAAGTCGTTTCAGCGGGCGAACGTGATCCAGATGCAGAGGGTGTTTCTGGTATGTCTGGCTCTAAGATGCGTGGCTTCGTTACATCAGACGATTTCGACAGTTTCAAACAAGGTGTGCCATCAAAATTATCAGACTCGGACGCTAAAGCATTGTTCGATGCAGTTAA